CCGGATGCCCTCCCTGGAGCCATTGCGGCTGACCGCCTTGGCAAAGAAGTTGTTTGGCGTAATAGGCTGAGAGTCCTGCTGCGGGATATAGAACTCGCCACCAGTCGTGAAGACCTGCAGGTCTTTCGAGCTGATCATGTCGGTGATGATGTTCAGGCTGTTGGTATCCAGCGTAGCCTCAATCGCATCATCGTCATAGTTCTGGTCAGGGTTGAAGTCAAAAAACAACCCTACCTTGCTGCCCCACATTGTCGACGGGCGGGACTTGCTGCCGCCAAAGTACAGCCGCCCTTCATGGAAAGAGCAGGTGCGAGGCCAGCCCTTGCTGGCAGACCAGACATCTTCGTATCCGGTCTCGAGTTCCCAGTTGCCGCTGGCAATGGCAGTCGTGGCAAAGAACGGAATCTCGACCACAGCATTGACCACTGTGCCGCTGGTGTAGGACACGATACGGGCGCGGCCCTGGGGGCTGGCGTTGACATACTGGTTGACACTGCCAGCCGTGAAAACGCTAGAGCCAGCCGTCAGAGTCACGCTGCCCGACACAGCCGAAGGGGTCAGAGTGGTCGCTGGGTTTGTCCCGGCTGCGGTGTACTGGTACTGCGGGATGCTGTCAAATGTGATGTTTGTGGCAGTCCAAGATGCATCCGTAGCGCCACGCACAATCTTGATGGGGTTGATGTCCTTGTGCGTGATGATCAGCGTGTCGGCTGATTGCGTCCAGACCATGGTCGACAGAATGCTGCTGGTGACCGCACTGACGGAAAGATAGTCATTGGCCCCACCGTTGATGGCCGTGATGAGCTGCTTATCCTTGAAGACATACATCCGCTGGTGGGTGAACACCAGCATATAGCTGTCGGTCACGCTGAACTCGAAAGCGACAGACCGGGTGCCGTCACCAGGGTTGGCCGCCGATGGCAGCTCAAACAGGTGCTTAAGACCCGGCCTGCGGGTGACCCCACCCTGAGGCTGCACCAGCACATTCTCCAGGCGCTCCGCCCCGTTGGCATACTGCTCCAGATCAATGCGGGCACGCAGCAGGGGGTCTAGTTCCCCCGCGCTGAAGTTGGTTTGCAGCGAGACAATGCGGGTCATCAGAACCTCACGGCCACAAGCGAGAAGTCCTCAAACGCAGGATTCGTGTTGCCCTGGCCGTCGATCACCACGGCCGTGCGGAAGTAGCCGCCACGGTTGTTCTCGCTGGGGCTGCCGACAGCAACCTGCTGCCAGTATTGGGTCTTGGTCACCTGATCGGTGATGGGGTCGGCAAGGTGCCACGCCATCATGTACTTCAGGAGCTGGATGAAATAGGTCGGTACTTCACTCTCGCTGGGACGGTACTGGTAGTCCACTACCACCACCTCCTCATTGGTCAGCAGCTTGTCACCCTGGATGATCCAGTCGGTGAAAGTGCCAGCCCCGACAGCAGTCGAGGTGTAAGCCCTGCGGATGGTGCCCAGGCGGTCAGAGGGGAGCTGATATTCGTATCGGTACTGGTTGACCGGGGTGTTGATGGTCTTAGCCAGTTGCACCTTCTTGAAGGTGAATGACCATGGGTATGACTGCATGGTCGAATCACGCAGCGTCGGGTAGATACGGTCACACACATTGGCCGCATCCGTGCCCTCATTGAAAGAGCTTATAGGCTTTGCGCCCAGCAGCAGCAGGGCATCAGAGCATACGGTTAGAGCGGAGTCGCCTGCGGCCATATCAGTCCCTTAATGCGAGAAAGGCCAGCCCCCGATTGCTCAGTGGCTGGCCCGTTCAGTTGACTCCGATTAGTCGGAGTCTGTGGCGGTGACGGTCAGGCCGTCGGTGACATCAACGGTTGAGCCGTTGTTGGAGTTCACCCACACGATAGACATCGCGGGGGTGCCGCCCGAGCTGGTGTAGCAGAAAATAATGTCGCTGACTTTCAACAGGCTTGCAGCCGAGTTGAAGTAACCAGAGGTGTTGACATCGCCAATCGCGTCAGTGGTCGTGTACGTCCACATCTGCGGAGCGGTGCCAGCTTTGGACTGACCGCCAGCGGCGTTGAGACCAGTTGCAGAGTAAGCCATGGTGATTGCTCCTTATTCGCGGCAGGTGATTTCAACGATGCCGCCAGCGTCGATGGCCACAGCACCAGCAGAGAGCATGGACGACACCAGCCAAGAGGTCTTCTCGGGGATGTAGTTGATCTCAGAGCGGATGCCCATGCCTTCAGCCATGCCGACAGCAGTCTTGTGCCAAGCCCAGACCTTACGGTCAGAGCCAGAGCCACCGCCAGTCAGGCCGCCTTCAGAGCGGTCACCGATGGTGATGAACTTGAAGCCCAAGAAGGTGTCCAGATCGCCCTGAACCAGAGCCTTGACCGTGTTGAAGTCAGAGCTGGTAACAGCGGTCTCAGACAGCAGAGCCATCAGGTTGGCAGCGTGAACCAGCAGATAGCGGTCACCCATGGGGACGTTGGCAGCGTCCATCAACTGCTTTGCCTGACGCAGCTTGGCCACGTTCAGGTTGGTGTCCGAGCCGCCGATGTCGTTCGACACGGTGAGGCTGGTGGACGAAGCAGCGATAGCGTCGATAACGATCTGGTCAGCGCGGCGGCCAATGGCCTTACCGACAACCTGAACCAGCTCAGAACGCTCGTCAAAGTTGACCTTGGCCTGATTGAAGATGTCGCTGTATTCAGCGGCAATCCAGTCAGACAGGGTAACAGTGGCTTGCGAATAGGTGACATTCAGCGGGGTGACATCAGTCTGCGGAATGCGGACTTGAGCGACACCAGAGCCGATCTTGGGGAACTTGTGGGTAGCCGCAGTAACACCAGTACGAAGACGGACAGTGTTACGCAGGACAGCATCAGCTTGATACGCCTGTTTAACTTCCGCATCGAACAGGGTCACAAAGGCATTAGAGATGCTAATTGCCATTTGAGTCTTCCTGAAACGGGTTGAACTTAGGGTTTATCGCCGCTGGTTGTCCAGGTTACCCTGGGCCTTGACTTGTGCTTATCCTCGCACCGAGCGGTGGGCTACCACCATCTATCGGCCTTGCGGTTATCGACGGTTGGATTCTATCGCACAAGAATCAGGATGTGTCAACTATTTCTATCCCTAAGTCCCCATTGGTGAATGTTGGAGCAAAGCACAGCCATACCGTGGTGCTGCCAAGGTTTCGCCATGCTTGGATGCTGTCCCCATCGGAGCCATGTCATCGCGTCGCACTGCCCAGACTTGCAGAACTGATGACAGATAACCGCCACCTTTTGTCCCTACCACCCGGCTCTAGGCTTAGCCCACCGCCCCCGCTCTGGCTTGCTCGTGTCACGGGGTTGTTTAACAGGCCACCACCGACGTACCGCATGGCCTGCGAGCTGGCGTAGGACAACAAAAAAGCCGTTTACAACTGCGTCCGGTAGCAACCCCCAGGAACCCCTAGAGGCAGACGCATGTGTAAACGGCTTCAATGATGTTGTTTGCTACGACAACGCTTTCAGTATGGCAGAAAAAAAGCCCCCGCGCAAGGCGGGGGCAAGTGGCAACGGCAGGATTGCCGGAACCGAGGAGATCAGCTGTAAAACTTCTCGAACATCCGCTCTACCTTCTGGCGGTAAGCAGCATCGGTCTTGTACTTGGGATCAGCCACCATGGCCTCGAGATCCTCCTTTGAGGTGGATTCATCTGTCTGACCCTTGAGGGTGTCTACCGGCACCCTGCCCTCATAGGTCTCCCGCAGCTTCATCAGGGCCTTGATGCCCTTGGCGGTGTCGCCCCATCGGGCGAACTCATTGAAGTCATCCTTGCTGAAGATACCCTTCTGCACAAGCCCCTTGCCCCAGGTGGCCATGTTGGAGATGATGGCCTTGCTGTTGGGGCCTAGCTCTGCAAGCTCTGCCTCCATGTTCCGAGCAGCTTCTTGCTGCTGCAGGCCACCCATCTGAACGAACTGCCCAGCCAGCTCATCAAAGGCTTGCTGGCTCAATCCGTACTTCTGTGCCCAGGTGACATAGGTCTTTGCCAGGGGATCGTCCTGGGGCGTGTCTCCAAGGGCTGCAAGGTCGTAATTGCCACCCTCAGGGGCTTTGTGCTTCCCAGAACGGAACTGCTTTTCCAGCTCCATGTAGGACTTGCTGATGCCCTCCAGATCGGGTTCGGCCTTGTCCTTGATCCAGAACTTCTCAGGCCAAAAGTCGGGGCGTTCCAGCGGGCTGTCATCTTCCTTTTCGGGGGTGTCAACATGGCTGATGGCGCTTTGCTCTTGGCCCTCGGTTGTCTGCTCTTCCTCTACCGCAGCAGAGGCCAGCAGGCCGGGGTTGTCATTCGCTTCGCTCATTTAGATCGTGCCTTTTTAATACGGAGTTCAATGTCGCGGATCACGCTGTTCTGGCCCTCTCGGTACTGTCCCAGCGATGCATCCGCACCGGGTTGCCAGCATGGCCGCTCAAGATAGAACTCTCGCATCCACGCCAACACTTTCTGACCTTCATCGCTGGCGAATGTGCGCGACACCAGCAGGTCAATGTCTACAGCCCCAGGCTCTTTCTCAGCCGGGGTGGCCTCATCTAAATCATCCCATCCACTCATTCAGTAGGCTCCGGCACATACACGCCTGTGCTTGAGGCGATTACGGTTTGATCTACCACCGGCTCGACCACCGGCTCCTGCCACGACCAGCCAGCCTGAGCCAAGATTTCATCGGTAACCGCTTCCATCGTCCGGGTCGTGCTATCGGGCAGGCGCACCCGCGTAGGCCGCGTTTCGCTGGTGTCACCACTACTGTGAATGTAGCTCATGGTATCTGGTTCACTCCATAGATGGCGTTGGTGACGAAGGCTGGGACGGTGACGGTGGTGGACATTGGCAGCGATGGCGGGGTGAAATTGGAGCTGTAAAGAGCGCTGCCTTGAACTACCCGAATATTTGAGAGATAGCCGGTAAAATTAACTAGCGTTGACCCTGTAGAAGATTTCTGACCAATATTTGCGGCGTTAGCGGTGATCGTTGCGCTGCTTGTAAATGTGCCACTTTCTGCAACGCCATTGATGTACATCTGAACCGTAGAGCCAATTCTTACAATCGCAACATGAGTCCAAGTGTTAGCGGTTAAGGTGGTAGTGCTGGTGTAGTTTGATAGATAGTTAAAGACAATCTGCTGACTTGTGTTAATCGACACAAAGTAACCAGCAGCACCAGCAGCAGATCTGGTATCAATGATGCAAGTGTTGGATGCGACGGTTGGCGAGTTGACAAAAAACTCAAAGGTAAAATTGCCA